TTTTAACTTTATTGTATACAAATTTAGTATCTTTCAAGTCAGATAATATATTTTCTTTTAAAAGATTATTAGTATGTAATAACTTAAGAAATCTAGCAAAAAAATATCTACTTTTACACCAATCTATTGCTCTAATTTCTTCGTACCCTGGAGTTGCCTTATTATATTGATCATGATCTAAACTTTGGCTAAATTGTTCAGATATCTTAGGATACTTATCTTCTAACAGTCCTATACAATACTTTAAAGCATCTTCATCACTTCCAGTTAACATTTGTAAATACTTAGAACAATCTAGATCTTCTTTAAATTTCTTAATCTCTTCATTTAGTGTCATCTTCTTCTAATTTAGGTATAATTTCATTATATATCTTCATATTATGAGCAATAGTTTCTACTATCCTTTGTTTCTTAGCAATAATTCTACCTGATTGTAAATATATCACATGTCTGTTTAGAAGATGTGATATATAAGGAGCATCATGTTGTATAACAGATGACAAAAATTTTATACCATCTATATCTTTTCCCACTATAATGTCAGCATAAACTTCTAGGTTAGTCTTTTTAGCAAGATTCTTTAATTGCTCATTAATTTTTTGTTTAGGATAGCTCATATTTAGTAATATTTTCTTTAATAAATTCTAAAACTTCAGGTTCTGTAGCAATTTTGTTCATAGCTAATAATAGTAAGAACTTTTTAAATACATAACCAGTGCATCCGAAATTAAGTACTATATATCTATCCCATACATCACCCATAAATGTACGATTTTTAAATCTATGCCTTTTTAGCCCATCTCTAATATCTTCAACTATAAGAGGATACTTATCTTCCATAAGCCCTAGAACATATATAACAGAATCTTCATCAGAGGATAAAAAATGTTTCATATATGTATGTAATAAGGGATCTAAGTTTAATTCTCCAAATTCTTTATCTAAAAGCTCTGTTATCATAATATAAGTTATATTAAAAAGGGTGAGATTGCTCCCACCCTTAGATTATTTTTTATTCTATTTAGATTACCAATTAGGTTCAACAGTGTTCTTAACAATACCCTCTCCTGCAGGCATTCCTTCTGATTTAGGTAACATTTTAATATGTTTAGCTGGATCAAAAGTAAGCTTATTAGAATTAGCTGGAGCAGTGAAGAATCCTGTACCAAAGTTAGCTTTGATCCAATTCTTCTTACCATCTCGTCCTTCAATCTCCTGACCATTTAATCGGATATCAAAGTATTTCCCCATAACTAACTTAGTTAATTCAGGAGCTAATTTACTATTCAACTCTTCAGGAGAAGTAAATCGAGGCATTACTGCTTTAGCACCTGCATCATCTAATCCTAAGATACCCTTTACCATAGATAATACTATGTTTTTAGTGATATCCCAAGCAGAGAATTGTTTACCAGCATTGGTTACTGTGTTTAAATAATATCGTTGTGAGCAAGATAAACCTGCTTTGTCTTCAACCACCCATTCAATATATGGTGATCCTTTATCTGTTTGACCAGAGATAATCTCTTTGGTACGCACTGTGTGCAATCCTGGTTCTAAATATGTTCTATTACCACCTGTAACTGCATCATCAAAATTTAAGTTCATTTTATTTTTATTTTAGTTCTTATTATTATCTACTAACTTCCATCGTTAGTTGTAATATTCATCCATAGCCTTAAATACTAAAGCTAGGTCATTTGGGATAGTATTACCATCAAACATCCCTTGTGGGGACTTAGCAGGTATAACTAATCCATTCTTCTGAGTTCTATTAGTAATGAAGCCATATCTAGCCTCACCAGTTTTATCATCAAAAGATACATCAGTAAACAAACATACACTTACTACACCTAGTGGATTGTATTTATCATCCAACATTTGTCCTATAAGCTTAATCTTTTTACCAACTTTCACTCTATCACTAACATCATCATCTTCATGATACATTAGTACTACATTCAAATCATCACGCATGTCTTTAGCACGAGATATAATTTGTTGCATATGAAGACCAAATTGTGCAAATTTATCAAATCCTTTTTCACTAGCTCTTGCAAAGAATTCAGTAGTCATAACAAAACCTAAATCATCTAAGATTAGATTTTTAATATGAGTACCTTTCTTATCAATAGCATCTAAAATATTAAGAATATCCTGATAACTTGTTGTGTTAACATGATTCTTATTACTTTCATTATAAAGAGCTTTTGAGCCCTTAAATGGTAAAGGTTTATTGAGAACATTTATCACATAGGTTTCTTCTGGTTTTAAGTTCTTAAGACTACTAGACTTTCCAGTCCCAGTATCTCCACAAACTATACAAACTTTAGCCAACTTAAAATGATTTTTTAATTGATTCTATTAATTTATAATCAGATTCTAACATCTGATCTTTCCTAGGTAACTCATCAAAGTACCCACATTCACCAACATATTTTAATCCTATAACCTTCTCAGCTTCTCCATCACGATTTTTAGCAATACCTAGTGCTCTAAAGCGATCTTTCAACCTCTCTATATCATAGCCTCTATAATTCTTAACCTCATATTTATTGGGAGAAAATAGGGTTAATACTATATTAGCATCTTGCTGTGTATTACCAGAATCTTTGAAGTCACTTAACTGTGGTTCTAATCTGTCAAATTTAAGTCGTTCTGTAGATGATAAGGATCTGTTTAATTGTTGTACTACAACAGGTGTATATCCGCATTTGTTACGTAGTACAATTAAGTACTCGGATAGCTTATCTATTGTATCTTTAGTTGCAAACCCTCTTTCTTTCAAACTTAAACTTATATGATCTATAACGATCATAACATACTCATTAGGATTATTAGGAATGTATTCACCACCATCAAACTTGAGGTCTGTGATACCTGTACCATTATCCTGAGCATATTTTAACATATCATACCACAATCCAGTTGGATTTGTTGGTACATCTTTTACTACCATAATATCATTGAACTCATCCAACATATTGGCATGTTCTACGACAATCTTATAATGCTCATCAGACATCCTATATTTTCCTCTGGAAAGAGTATAGTTTATATCTAATAATAATCCTGTCTTTAAATATACAGAACGATTAATAGCTTTAATAAACATATCTTCTTTGGGAATCTCAAAGGAGTAATAAAATATCTTGAGCTTTATTTTAGATTCGTTTTCTTTATTCTTTAAATACCATTCTATTGGGGTAAAAATGAAATTATTATTAGTAAAAGCTGATTTACCAGTTCCTGTCTCTCCACCGATTAGGTAGTAAGTCTTTTGTTGAATACCTGGTATATATTCTAACATTCTTGTTAATCCATGTGGTAATCCTTTATTGAGTCCTAATCTTCCTCTATCGACTTTAGATACGACTAAGTCTTTATACATCTTCTTTATTATCTATATTGAACATATCAACACCACTATCAGATATAACCACATCTTGTTCTTTAGAGGCTTCTTCCATATAAGCTTCCCAATTTTGTTGACTTAGATATGTAGGTAATGCTTGTAAATATAACAATCCACCAGATTTAGCTTGTTTTTTTACATACAATTCTACACATTTTAATATCAACTTATGTTTGGTAATATTAACTACTTCATTTTTAACAATAGCTTTCTTATATAATACTTCAGATCTTTTATTATCTAAATGAAGTTTTCTTTCACCTACTGATTTAGGGTAAACTTTCTTAAGTTCTGCAAAACATTCTTCAAATGTAGTTGTTTGTTCTGGGAACAGCTCTCTACTTTTATCAGTTAGTTTTATAGAATCAAAAAGGATACTTCCATCTCCTAGTTTATTAAAAGTAATCCAATTTTCATCTTGTAGACGTTCCAGTCTCTTAGTTTCAATTGGTTTAATCTTCTTAACATAGGACAAGAAAGTATCCCGTTTACCATATCTCAATGAATATAATAAAAAGTAATCTTCAAATGACAATAAATTATCTATAAGTTTAGGTAGACTAAACTCAATAATTTCCATCACACAAATCCTAAATTTTTATAATGTACATATTCATCACAATCTTTACATTCTTCATCCTCATCATAGTACTTAGCTATGGTGTCTCTTTCTACCTCTATACCATACAGAAATTGTATCTCATCTTGAATTTTTTTATAAGTCAAGTGAGTACCTTCAAATAATGATTCTATAGTAGAAATGTAACCATATAAAGTAGCTAAAGGGATATTAGCTGTGTTACTCATATATGTTTAAATTGTTAAATATTATTATAAATCAATTAATTTCTCTAATTCTCCAAGTGTTGAGCACGTGAATATTAAAGACTGATCCAACCCTTTCTGAGACTTGCTCATCCATTTAACCTCTTGAGTACCTGGTACATACAACCTTATAATAATTGGCTTCTTACCAGCTATTAATCTGCAAACTCGACCTATTCTCTGTATTAGATTTTTAGTCTTTGAGTCTCCAGCAAGTTCTATACCAATTTCAAGATTATTAACAGACACACCCTCATTTAGAGCCTTAACACTACTAATCCACTTAATCTTAGTACGACCATCTTCTAGTCGTTTTAATACTGCTATCTTCTCCTTCTTTTTTAATTTAGAATGATAAACAACAGAATCCTTTCTTCCTTTAATTAGTTCAGTAGCTAATGAAATATTACTTGAAAATAATATCCCATACTTCTTAGGATATAAATCCATGATCTGATTAGCCATCAATCTTTTATTGCTAGCACCGTCTAATAAGGACTTACGTTTCTTGACTAGATTCAAGAATGCACCAGCCTTACCTACTTTTTCAGTATCATTGGATCCTAACCATATTAAAGCTGTTTTATAAGCTTCAAAAGGTCCTCCTAACTCCATTTCATAATAATTATAAGATCTTTGTACTCTCTTATAATCCTCCATTTCAGCTTGTGTAAATGGTACAGCGAAGTTAATAAACTTAAATGCTGAAACCACTCCATCTTTAGCTGCTTGAGAAATATCATAAGAAAATACAGTAGGTCCTATCTTATGCTGAAACTGCTTTAATTCATTGTCTATAGTAGCACTTAAGCCTAAAAAATAGTCATAAGTGTTATTTTCAAAGAATTTAAAATATTCATAGTCTGTTTCATTCTCTTTAGGAAGCATATTATGTGCTTCATCTAAGATAACTAACTTATGGTGGATGTTAGTCCACCTGTAGACAGTTTGCATACATTCTATTACTACATTTTTTAGTAAATTCTTCTTACCAAACTTGATAAAATCTTCAGGAAATACCTTATCTCTTATAAGTTCTGTAGGGACAATAATTAATATTTTTGCATCAGGGAATTTATTTACAACAGCTTCAACAGCCATTATAGCAATTCTAGTCTTACCTGTTCCTGTAGCCATTTCTAAAAATGACCTTGGATTGCTACACCAGGCTGCATATCCTCGTTGTTGAATAACGTCTCTGATATCTTGTTCCATATAATTGTTAGTTTAGTTGGTTAAATTAGCTTCTAATTCTTCTTTAGGTTCTGTAGTAGGGGTATTTTTAATAATTTTATTAGGGTCTAAATTAAGCTTAACTTCATAGTTTATTAGCTCAAATCCAGTACTAGACATACTATATTGAGCATCTATCTCAGATTTAACACATTTTTTGATAAAATCTATATCTTGTTCAAATATAAACTTATTATCAATAGATAGAAACTTCTGAACAGCATCCATAGTGTCATTATGAAGATATTCAATAGTTAGTCCCATTCTATCCATGTTGTTTCTAAAACTTTTAAAAGCAGTAGAATTCCAATATGAATTTTGTCTCATTTTAGCTCCATATAAAGAACATAACAAGATATTATGGAATAAACTACTCTCAAAATCTGAGTTAGTCATAATCTCCATAGCAAGTTTAATACTAGCTTCATCATTAGAATTTAACAAATTCTTAAGATTACCAGACATCTCACTATCTATAGGATTATTAGTTTTAGTTAGAACATCAGTTAATTCATATACAGATACAGTTTTTAAAGTATTTTTAGTATTATATAGTTCTACTAAAGTCTCTAAAATCTTTTTCTCATTATTATAAGTCCCATACATAAGTTTTTTAATAGACATACTAGTAGATAAATTCTCATATACAGGAAGACTGTCTTTATTCATCCTGCTTTTTGATACTAAATCTTTCTCATAATACTTTGCATTTTTTAGAATATTATCTAACTCTTTTAAAAAGTAAGTAGTGTCTAAAACTACTACATCAGTATTCTTAATATCCTTAACTCGTCTTACAATTTTATTATTATTTCTACTATATTCAGTAAATTTATATCTAGGAAACTCTGTATCCTTATGAAAATAAACCTTACCATTGAATCCTTTAAAAGAAACCTGGCTAGATGTTAGCCAGGTCTTTAAATCTTCCACCTCTTTCTTTGTTATAGTTAAATACTCAGTTTCTCTGGTTTCAGTTAATCCTTTCCAGTTCTTATAAGTACTCTCTACAACGATTCTCTCCAACTTCATTAATTTTTATCCAATTACATGTTTTGTCAATTTGTTCCTTGAAGCTAATCCTTTAAATTTAGGACTTGCTGCAAATAGTGTTTTAACCATATGGTAACTTAGATCTGGTCCAAAGTACTCATCTATAGCTAATTCTTCTAATCTGTCTAATAATTCTTTCTCAACAGGCTTAGTCTTAGCATGATTAATCATATAGTTTATAGTTCTGATACACAACACGCTAGCGATATCAGCACGATAGTTTTTTAAGTTTGTTCTACCAACAATAGCATCCATTTGAGACTTCAATTCTTTAGAAGAAGAAGTCATAATGAACTCAGGAGTAACTAATTTATCTAATTTGTTATTAATAAATGTGATAAATGTAGATGTAGCAGCTTCTCCAATACTTCCTTCTCCAATCATTTGAATGATAGATAATCCTTGAGAAGAGGCAAAATCAGTAACTCCACGAATAGAGTTAAAGAATGTTACCAAAGAACGAGGATTAACCTTATGATTTACAATCTCAGGATTTAGTAGAAGAAAGTTAATGCATCTTCCATCAATTCCTTGTTCTTCAGCAAATGTAGCCCATTGTTTAACATCAAATACCATTTCAATGTTAGTGAAACGAGTTCTGATAGCATCATCAATTGAATTAACCATATAAGAACCATTATCAGGATTCTCAGTTAAGATAATTGTAGAGCCTTTAGGCATAGACCAGCTGATATACTGCTGCTCATTGATTAGATCCATTACTGCATTAAGAAAACGCGTCAATTATTGTTATCACATAAGCTCTTTATCTTATGTTTCATTATATTACTATAATGTTCAGACTATATCATCACATATGTGGAATATGTGTTCTGCACTCGTGTCTTCAATACACTCCTATATAATATAGGGATCGGAAGTTAGTCGTTGAACCTTCAAGGAAATTACTCTCCAAGCTTGGCTGCTGATTGTCCTTATTAAGGAGTTTCCAGCAATTCACAGAATTTATTACGCGGACAAGCGTTTTCTTATTTATATTTCCATCTAAATCCACCTGCTGTTAAATTATTTTTAATAGCACGATTTATATTAGATATTTTTAACTGCTCTTGAGCAAGAGTAGTACTATCCCATTCTTTTATAATATCATTATTTAATGATAACTGTATAATAGGTATTAATTTATACTTATCTTTTCTTAAAACTAACTTGTTAACTTTAGTATAAGACCAAGAAAAACCATAGGCTATTTTCCATTTACCTTGGGCTACAGAACATATAGCACTAGCTTCACCAGCTACAGACGTAGCTGCTTCTCTTAAAGAATTAAAACTCTTTATATAATTACCCTCTTTATCATATTGATAAATTTTTAACTGATTATGAGGTTTTAATCCATTTTTATAAGCTTTCTTCAATCCTTTACTTAAATTAGCCTTATATCTATCATCTTTAACTAATCTTTTACTATCAATTATATGATTTATATAAGGCTTTCTCATACTGATATAGAAATTCTCTAAATTCTCAAGTCTATCTTGAGAACATTCTTCTAATACAGAGCATTCAAAATAAGTTTCCCCATATTTATTATATAAATTAGTAAAGGTACGATTATGATGTTTGCCTGCCTTTAAGGCCCAGCAATGATTCTTAAATCTTTCATAAATATTCACAGAACTACCAATGTATTCTTTATTATTAACTTTTATAAGATAAATTCCACATACCTTATTTAATTTTTTAATCTCTGATCGATTGAACAACTTCATTTACAAATATAATTAATTTTTATTATTTATGCAAATATTAGTCTATCCGCGCGGGTCCAATCGTCCAAGAGTAACAACACACCTTCTGTCTTATTAGCAATCCACTCAGGAGCTGCATAAGACATACGATTCTGTCCTGTTAATTTATAACCATTTTTAGAGTAGCTTTCAATAGCATGCTCGTTAATCCATTTACAATCAGAGCCATCAGCTTGGCATACCTGATGTTCTTTAATTGGGAATCCAATAATATCCCCTAACTCTTCAATTTGAGCAAGGTTAATCTTAATAACCTCTTTACCTAGTTCCTTTCCTAGTTGTTTAACAACACTGGTCTTACCTAGACCTGCTTCTCCCATAATAGAGACAGCTACTGGAACTAATCCATTCTTTTGAAGTTCTTCATTGTTTTTAACTATATACTTAATATAGTCCTTGATTTCTCCTGCATGCAATTTTGTAATAGCCATACTTGTTATTTGTTTTAGTTTTTAATTTATTATTATTTTAAGCGATTCTTTTTTAATTATTATACTCTCTAAGATATTTTACAACACTTAAAGAAACTCTGTTATCTTCTCCTTCACTTGTTTCATTAGAAAATACTGGAAATCCTTTATAAGGGATATTATAATTTTCATATAATTCAACTTCTAAAGAACCTAGGTCAAAGTACCTACCAGATATAGTATCATAAGAGTAGTCCCATTTATCAGGTACTTCTACCACATTTTTATATAGTAACTCTACTCCATGACTTTTAAGCATCTCTAAACAGAAATTAGTAGTAGCCTGATCTACACATAACATATCACATATCTTAGTATTACCTAGTTCTCTAATAATCTCTCTGTCTCTTTTAGAGATATACATATCTAACAGTTTATCTTTGTTGTTACAGTCTTCCATGTTTAGATTCTTTATATAATTCTAAAATTTGTTGTTGTAAGTAAATGCCTAAACATCCAGCGGAAAGCCCAAAAAA